TGCCTAGCCAAATGTGGACTTGTGCCGATAATACAGATATTGAGTTGACTGTTGAGGACTTTAAAAACATCAACAGTCTAGCAGCACAGCGAAGCGGACAACTGCATGATACTTATCGTAAACTGTGTGATTATATTGATAAACTGAAAACAGCTGATGAAGTGAATGCGGTGACTTTTGATACGGAGGTGATTCAATAATGAAAGAATTAGTAACCAATAAATATTTTTGGGTAGTAGTTGCTGCGTCTTTTGCATTTGGTGCTCTCCATCACTATATGGGATGGTAATGTCGCCTATGGACAACGAACTGCACTCTGAAATTCTCAAAAATGCTCCACCAGTAGGTGTGAGTACATTGAGTGTCTTAGGTGTCCCATTATCAGATATGGTCTACATTATGACCATTATCTACATCTTGGTGCAGATTGTCTGTACGATATATAAGACACTCAAGACAACTACTAATAAATAACAAAAGACCTCTCATATATTGGGAGGTCTAATTCTTTTTATAAAAGGAGGTATTAATACTATTATGAAATTATCTGAACACTTTGATTCAAGTGAGTTTGCTTGTAAGTGTGGTTGTGGTGGTCTGAATAATGGTTTAGATATTAACCACAAACTTGTAGAAGTCTTAGAGAAAATGAGAGTTTTAGCTGGAAAGCCTTTAGTACTCTCTTGTGCCTATAGATGTCCTAAACATAATGCTGAGGTAGGTGGTGTCTCTAATTCTCAACATATTTATGGCACTGCTGCTGATGTACAAGTACCTGATGGTATTTCTGTAAATAATTTATATAATATTGCAGAACAAGCTGGTGCTGATGGTATCGGTAGATACGAATGGGGTGTACACGTTGATGTCAGGGGGTACGCAGCTAGATGGTAAAAGTAAATGAAGAGCTTATTGATGATATTGCTCAATTAGAAGTAAAGGCTCTCATTGAGGCTCTTAAAGACCCTGAACTTAGAAAAGACCCCTCTATTTTAGCAAGGGTACGTAGTTTTCTGAAAGATAATAAAATGATGACTACTCCTGAGACCCCTTGTATACAAGAGATTAAGAGAGCTACTATGACAATCCCTGATTTTGATAAAGAAAAGGATAGTGTTATATTTCAATGATATTTTGGGATAATGAACAAATTGATAGAGCTAGGGATGACTTTAGAGCCTTTTTGTTTATCGTATGGAAAGAAATAGGTCTCCCAAATCCTACACCTATTCAGGTGGATATGGCACACACTCTCCAAAACCCTCCGAATGACCGCTTTATAATTGAAGGCTTTCGTGGTGTAGCTAAATCCTTTATTACATGTGCTTTTTCTGTTTGGTTACTTTGGAGAGACCCACAGAAAAAGATATTGATTGTCTCAGCTTCTAAAGATAGGGCAGATGCCAACGCTATCTTTATCAAACGTATTATCTTTACTCTTAGCTTCTTGCAACACTTGAAGCCTAATAGAGACCAGCGTGATACTCAAAATATCTTTGATGTTGCTCCTGCTGTACCTGATATTTCTCCGAGTGTTAAGTCTGTAGGTATCACAGGTCAAATTACAGGTTCTCGTGCTGATGTGCTTATTGCTGATGACGTTGAAGTACCAAACAATAGTGGTACTCAGGTACAACGTGATAAACTGTCTGAAGCTGTAAGAGAATTTGATGCTATCATAAAACCTGGGGGTCGTATTATTTATCTAGGCACTCCTCAAAATGAGATGTCTTTGTATAATGAATTACAAAACAGAGGTTATGATTGTATCATTTATCCTGTTCTGTACCCTGAGAACGATATTGCTAGAAACTTCTATGGTAATAGACTAGCTAAGATTATTGCTGATAAATACGATAAGAACCCTTTAGCGTATGCTGGTTATCCTACTGACCCTTTACGTTTCAATGAGGAAGAAATTGAGAAGCGTAGGCTTTCCTATGGTAAGGCTGGCTTTGCTCTTCAATTCATGCTCAATACTAATCTCTCTGATGCTGAGAAGTACCCATTGAAAGTAGCAGACCTTATTGTTACACCTTTGGATATTAAGGAAAGCTCTTTGACTTGGGCTTGGGCTAGTGGTAATCAGCAAAGACACACTGAGTTACCTTGTGTGGCTCTTAAAGGTGATTATTATTATGCACCTCTGAGTAGGTCTGAACAGACCCAAAAGTATCAACACATTATGATGTTTATAGACCCATCAGGTCGTGGTAGATTGTCCTTGCCTCGACGTTAAAAACAACTCCTTAACTGCTGGAAACTCTTTAGAAACTAAAGACAATCAGCAACCAAGCCTCATAATGAGGAAGGCTCAACGACTATCAGTACACCGCAAAAGTTCGGTGGAAACAGGAGTATAAAGAAGATATAGTCTGACCACTATGGTGACATAGTGAGGTGTCCTAACGAAACACCGCAACACTTAAAAAGAAAGAAGGTATGTTTGACAATGTATAGAGAAAAAACAAGATTATATAAGGTTTATCATATCCACGAAAAAGGAAATACAAATATAAATGAAGGCTACGTTGGTATTACTAGGCGTAGTCTTTCTTATCGTTTAGGACAGCATTTTTGTAGTAAAAGACCTGTTGGAGCTATCTTACGTGCCAAAGGTAAAGAAAATATAGAGATAGACCAGCTTGCAATGCTCCCTAAAGAAGCAGCTTTAGAGATGGAATATCAGCTTAGACCTGATGTAAACTTAGGGTGGAATGTTAGAGCTGGTGGTGATAGAGCTACAGTTGTATGCCCTGTGTGTGGAAAGCCTTTGCCAAAAAGAAAAAGAGGTACTATATGTGCTGATTGTAAACCGACAAAGTTTGCTAAAGGTAATATGCCTTATAATTATGGCACAGGAGAAAAGTATAAACTAACTTCTCCTGATGGAACTGTATATAATCCTTTTTCTTTTACTATTTTTTGTCGTGAACATGGATTAAATTCTCAGAATTTAAGACAAGTAGCTAAAGGTAATCGAAAGCACTCTAAAGGTTGGAAAGCAGAACGTATAGGCTAGTGAAGGACGAAACAGCTTATGCTATTGTAGCCTTTTTGAATGGCTATTTATTCTTGCTGGATGCTGATGGTTTTAAAGAAGGCTACTCTGAGAATGTCTTAAAGACACTTGCTATGAGAGCAAAGGCTTTCAATGTTAATGTAGTAGTTGTAGAACCTAACTTTGGTAGTGGTATGTTTGCCCAACTTCTAAGACCTTTTATGAATGAAATTTATAAAGGCTGTGCTATTGAAGATGGTAAATCAGCTGTTATGCAAAAAGAGGCTCGTATTATTGATACTTTAGAGCCTGTTATGATGCGTCATAAACTCATTGTTAATCAGGCTGTTATCGAAAGAGACTATAAGGTTTATGAAAAAGACCCTCAATATAGTCTTATTTATCAGATGACAAGGCTCTCTAGGGATAAAGGTGCATTAGCACATGATGACCGCTTGGATGCTCTTGAAGGTGCTGTTGCTTACTACTTGGATATGGTGAGCATGAGTGAGCAGCAGGGACTTGATGAGCTGCTGGATGAACAACTAGAGAAGTGGTTAGACCCTGACTATGGTATATTCTATAAGGATGAAAATAGCATACAGGATAAAGTATTAATCCCTAAGAATAAGACTGTATCAATGGAAGAATATAGTGTTATTAGGAATTATTACGCTTTGAGATAATCCTTACTGACACACTTAAAGATACAATCTCCTTACTGACACACTTATTGGAGAAAGGGCGTAAAAGGTTATATAATGATTACTTATGTTCCATCTTGTTAAAGTTAAGATGATAGACATAAGAAATATTATGAAATTCTTTTGTTCCTATTCTTTTTAATTATAATTAATTATAAATTATTATTTACAGTATTCTTATGGTTAGACCTTTTAGTTATTCTTATTCTATAAACTAAAAGACTAACCATATTTATTTTTCTTATAGATTATTCTTAAATGAAAGGTAGAAGGTAATTCTGTTATGACTATTCTAAAAACAAAACTAAAAGACTTCTACACCTCTTATAGAGTCTACCTAGACCTTACCTTCACCTTAGTTACAGTATGTTTCTTCTATGCCATCCACAAAGGCTACCTAAAAGAAGCCATTGAAATACTGAAGGTAGCACAAGGTCTCATAGAACTCCTAATAGGTGCAGCATGATGAACAACGTAAAACATTTACTACTCGGTGTACTCATAGGTATAGCCTTATGCGTAACCATAGACTTGGTCAGACGTGACCATAAGACACCTGTGTACCCACAAAAGACACCCATAGTGACCTCATCTACTACCTTGGATGTCTCTCCCAAACAAGAGCCTTCTGCTCCTGACCTTGTTGTTGACCACTCTTATGTAGCTGTTGTTAATGGTGAGAAGCTAGAAGTGCCTCTAAAGACCACAGATAAGACCACCTCTAAGGTCACTACTGTTGTCGATATGACTCCTATTGTTTCCAAGCTGACTCCTAAGTGGGAAGCTGGTATAGGTGTCTCTTATTATAATAAAAAAATATTGCCTACCATATCGGTACAGAGAAACTACCAACATGATAAGGCAATAGAGATGTCTTTGTACCTTAAAGATAACCAAGTAAAAGGTGGGTCTTTAATGCACAAATGGCTATTTTAAATTTAGAAGGTGTAATAAAATAATGAAGATAGATAATAATGTTGTGTCTCCTCCTCCTTCTTTCTATACACCAAAGGAAGTAGCTGCTATTCTTAGATTTAAGAAAGTAGACCAAGTGTATGCCCTGTGTCACAGCAGGGTCATACCTTCCTTTCAATTAGGTAGGAACTGGTTGATACCAAAAGAAGAATTTCATGATTGGCTAAAAAGACAGATAGAACCCTCCTTGTCACTTTAGTACCCCTTCTTTTGTGACAAAGATTGTGACAAGGTTTTTGGAAGCCTTATGTAGCAAGAGTTTTGAGATTTAACAACAAAAATAGCACTTTTTTTATAAAAT